GGCAGAAGCCGCAACCACGCGGGCAACCTCTGGATAGGAAGCCGTAAGCCGTGTTTTTCGTCTGTTCCGGGTATAGGCTATAGTCCGGGTAACTGTGTTCAACTTCCGGCGGAAGCTGCTGATCCCGCTCCCCGTGGTATACCTCTTTCCCGTTTTCAAGCTGGATGCAGTAACCAGAACCGCCCCGGATCACTTCGTCCGCGTCTATCATGGCTTCATAGTCCGGCGTGAATGAAAATACCTTGCTTAGATACACCCGATCCATGTGCCCGGAAATAATAGGGCTGTACCATTCAACATGATCGCCCCGGCTCTTGTGCCAGGCTGACAGCTTCATAAGCGGCAAATTTGGGTAGTTGTGGCCGTCCACGTCCACAAGGCCGATCCTCATGGCCCCTACCTCCGCCGCCGAAAATCCGCCGCGTTCGGGCAGGTCTTCCAATGCGGCACAAAGCCCACCGCCGCTTCCAGCTTCGCTTCCCGCGTTGCCACTTCATCCGGGCGGGCTTCCCGGCCTTTCAGCGTTCCCCCTTCATCCGTGAAAAAGAGATCCTTTCCGTCCCCCTCAATCACGAAAACTGGTTCCGGGTCAATCGGCATTAACTTTCCCGCCGCCGTGCGTATCCAGTCAATTTGCCGCCCGCACCCTTTGCATACACTCATTGTTTCGCTCCTTCCCACGGCTTCCAGCCGTCTTCCCGCACCTGGAAAGCGTCCCCCAGCTGTACCGTGTCCGGGAAATTCGCCTGTGTGGTCTTTATGGCGTACTTGTCAATTTCCGTGGCCCAATACGCCGCCACCCATGCCCCCAGCTTGTCCAGCGCCAGCCGCCCGCAACTCATACCGTCATACATAGACAGCACTTCCAGGGGCTTTTCCGTTATCCCTGGGCAGTAGGAAAGAATATGGGCTATAACGTCCACCGTCCAGCCGTTGCCCAGTTGTCTATATGCCTGCGTGTCACTTACCGGGAATATGTATGAATCCGGCACGGTTTGAAGCCGTTTGCACTCCATAACCGTTAATCTGCGGATAATATAAAGGCCGTCCGCCAGGTTCGCTTTTAACTGCTTCCCTTTGACCGTGATCCGCCCGCCCCGGACTTCATAGATCACGCGGGCGCGGCCCTCTATTTCCGCTGTCATTTGCCCGTCTGCATCGAAAGTTATAGGGTAAACAGCACCCCCCCCCGCAAATCCAGCCGGATCAACTGGTACGGCATAAAGCCCGGTTTTGGCTCCATACCCTCCCGCTTCCCCTTGCAGGGTTACGGCCTTACCGTCCGGGGAATATACCCGAAAAGGCTTGCTGTCGTGGTTTGTCTGTGTCCCACTCTCTATGGTTCCGATCCTCATAGGTTCCGCCGCCATCGGCGCAGGGAAGTGGTCATAGTCCAGCGCGTTTACTTCGTTCGTGTGGATATAGTTTGCTTTCAGCGTGTACGCCTTTTCTGTCAGCGGTATTCCGCTTTCCAGAATGTCCCGCACCACAAGCCTGCGATCTTTCGGCTGCCGCACGCCGGGAATATTCGTCCAGTAAACCCGTTTCCGGCTCTGGGCTGATACCAGCGCGGAATTTATCACGATAGGTTCCACACCCAGTTCCAGCGTGATCCGCTCTTTGATTGCCGCCGAAATGCTGTTGTTGTTCTCATACAGGAAGTAGTCAGGGCGGAACTTTACCAGCGCTATTTTGTAGTTCTGGAACAGTTCCCAGCCCTGCCCTTCCGGCTCTGTTTCACGCCCCTGCTTCTTTGCAATACTCCAATGTGTGCAAGGGCTTCCGCCGATCGTGAGTTTCACTGTTCCCGCTCCTTCCCGCCGCCGTCCCCTATGGCCTTACGCGGCGTGTATTTCTCCATCGTGGCGGCCATTTGTTCCGCCCGCAGAATTTCTTCCAATTCTTCTTTTGTCAGCGCCTTTGTTTCCTGCTCCGGCGCTATACCGTCCGGCGGAAAAATCCCGTTTTTCATGTAAAAGGCGTACAGAAACACTTCAAATTCCTTTTTTGCGGCTTCATAGAAGAATTTGTGGTTGAACTCAATTTCCAACCTCTGCGCCGCTGTGCAATCCGTCCCATACTTTTTGCGCTTCCGGCCAGACGCGGCCCCCACGCAACCAAAAGCGGGTTTGCCCGTAACTGAAAAGATAATCTGGATCAAGATCCTGCGCTCTAATTCGTCATGGTACGGGAAGAATACCGTTTCCACCCGCTCCACTTCCAGATCGGCTTCCGTTATGCCGTGTTCCTGCATCAGCCGTTCAAGCGTGGCTTGCGCGGTTGTCTTTTCGCCGCCCACCCCTCGATCGGCCAGGGCCTTTATTTTTTTGATCTTTTCCAGCAGTTCTTCTTTGCGGTTCATTGCTGGTTCTTTTCCTCCTTCCCGTTCCATCAGCGGGCACCAGGCGGGCACATATGGCAGGAAGCGCCCGGCTGCGCTTACCGTGTAGCCCCGGCGCTGGCCTGGGGCGTTGCATCG